GAACTCGCAAAGCGTGGAAGAACTCGCGCACGAAGTGAAGGAATTGCGAACCGACGTGGGAGAACTTAAGGCAAGCCGAATCGCAAAGAGCCCGTCGCATTCTCGCTAGGTGTTTAGAGCGGTGATGTTCAACTTTTCTCAACTGATCGCCACAGCCCGGCTTGCACTTTCCACAGTCCCGGCACAGGCACACGCTTTTGTTGAGCGTGCGCTTACGATTCCAAAGAGCCAACGGGACAAGCTATATTCCGCGTCCGGTTTGGATGCTACCGACCGAGAAGAGGCAGATGTGCTTTACCGAAAGGTTGCAGACGCGGCTTCCGATTGGGTTGTCTTCGTTGCCAGCAAAGGCACGATCGACGCTGACTAGACTTTCACGAATACCTGGGAATAGAGCCGGAGGAGAACTCCGGACACGGTTTTATGTAATTTCACCGGTCTTGAACACCCTTCCTCCTTTGATTTTATGAAACCTATAAAAGGGCGTCCAACGCACGAACCCACGGAAGAAACGCGGCAGATCGTCACGTCATGGGCGTCTGGTGGGCAAACCCACGCGGAGATATGCGAAGAGATCGGCATCTCCATCAACACTCTATACAAGTATTACCGTGCAGAGTTAGACGAAGCCGAGCCAGTTCTGAACGAAAAGGTCAAAGGCACTTTGTTCAAGATGGCGACTTCTGGCGAGTGTCCGAGTGCAACAATCTTCTGGTGCAAGGTGCGGCTCGGGTGGGTTGAGAAGGCAAAGCTCGAGGTATCTACTCCTGGCGCGGGGCTTGACCTTTCTAAGCTAACCACCGACGAGCTGATCCAGTTCGAGAAACTTAATGCTAAAGCCTCCATCGCTAGCTCAAATCCAAGCGGAGATTAGACGCCGGAGCTTATCGCGCTTCCTTCCTTACGCGATGCCTAACTTGCGTTGGGACTGGCCGCACACCAAGCTCATCATCGAGCATCTTCAGGCGTTAGCTGATGGCGAGATTGAGAACCTGATGATCTCCTGCCCTCCGCAGCATGGCAAGACTCAGGTTGCATCTATCGGGTTTGGGGCTTTTCTGCTTAACCAGCGCAAAGAAACCCGCGTGGGTATCGCGTCCTACTCGGAGACTCCTAGTCTCCGTATTTCGCGCTCGATTCGGCGCATCATGGAAGGCGTTGGGGCTGAGTTTACTGGTGACCTGAAAAGTGTTCAGGAGTGGGAACTGGACGATGGTTCTAAGGTTCGCGCTACGGGTGTCGGTGGTGCGTTTACCTCGTTCCCGGTAGACATTGGGATACTTGATGACCCGATCAAAGACCGTGACCAGGCTGAGAGCTTAAATGCTCGCGAGTCGCTTTGGGAATGGTACACGGACGTTTGGGTCGCTCGTAACATGGCGCACCAGGTACTGATTGGCACGGAGTGGCACCAGGACGGATTGCACGGACGTATCCGGAACGCTCCGGGTAGTCAAAGATGGACTTTGCTCAACCTTCCGGCGATTGCACTTGAGGATGACATTCTCGGTCGCGCTCCTGGTGAGGCGTTATGCCCAGACCGAGTGACATTGGAGCAATTAGAAGAACGCAAGCTCCAGAACCCATACTCTTTTGAGGCAATGTACCAGGGCAACCCAAGCCCACGAGAAGGAACGCTCTTTAAGGTTGGAAGTCTGGTGTACTGCAACCATGACGAAGTGCCAATCAATCTGCCAAAGGTTCGGCGGTGGGACTTGGCAAGCTCACCTGAGGGGGATTACACCGTTGGTTTGCTTATTGAAGGACCATGCCGCGATGGTCGGTTCTATGTTACCGATGTAGTGCGTGGTCGCTGGAACGTCTTTGAGCGTGACCAGTTGATCCTGCAAACCGTGAGCAGGGATGGACGGGTGGTAAGGCAGGTCTTTCCAAACGATCCTGGTTCTGCTGGTGATGCTCAGATTAGCGCGATGAAGCGGATGCTCGCTGGCTTTCCGGTCTATGACGAACGGGAAACGGGGAGCAAAGAGGTTCGGGCTGAACCTGTCGCGTCTCAGATCGCGGGTGAAAATATCGTCATTGCCCGAGCTTATTGGAACACCGAATTTGTTGAGGAGTTGCGGACATTCCCGCGCGGGCGCCATGATGACCAAGTTGATACGCTTGCTGGTGGGTTCAACTACTTGGCAGCCAAGAAACGCATTTCGGTAGCGGTGTAGGTGTTTAGCCTAGATATGAATCTATCCCAGCGGGTTAAGCAGTTCTTCCTGTCTACTGCGCCACGCTCTAGCGTCGGTATGCTTCAGGTTCCGGTACTGCGCTCGCTAGACCCGCAGAAGGAGCCATTGCACCTTAATTCCGTGGTGATGTCGCTGATTAACTGGGCATGGGTTCAGTCTTCGGCGGCTCCACTTGCGGTGTTCAAGAAGGATGATGCGACCGACCAGGACGAGATTGTAAAACTACCGTTGGTGCTTGAGGCAATCACCGCTCCGGTGCAAGGTATCTCCAGCCGGAACGCCATGTTCGGGATGTGGATGAGCCTTATCACCGAAGGCACGGCATTTTTCTACCCTGTCCGCGATACTAGGGGGCGCGTGGTAGGCCTTCAGTACCTGTACCATTATTACTGCACGTTCCAGGGTGGCAAGGTTCAGTACGTAGCACCAAGCGGCGAAACGACGTATTTTGACGAGCAGGATTTGATCATTCTGCGTTATGGTATCGATCCTGAAGATTCCAGACGCGGGTACTCACCGCTAAAGGCCTGTCTCCGTGAGGTGTTGACTGACCAGGAGGCAAGCGAGTATCTCCGCGCTGTGCTTTCAAACTTCGGGGTCGTTGGTTCGATCATTTCCAGCGATGATGCATCCGCTAACTTTGACGAGGATGCGGTCAAGGCGATTACGGCGGCTTGGAAGAGCGCAACGACCGGAAGCAACCGGGGCAAGACGCTGGTATCGAGTACAAAGCTCAAGATTCAGGAGATCAGATCCAATCCAAAGGACATGATCCTCGAAAAGGTTCGCAACATCCCAGAGCAGCGAATCTGTGCGGCGTTTGGCGTTCCTCCGGCTGTTCTGCAGCTCGCATCGGGGCAGGAAACAAGCACCTACAACAATTTGACCCAGATGATCCGGCTTGCTTGGAACCAGTTCCTCATTCCGGTGACTGACATTATCGCAAGTCAATTCACTGACCAGTTTTTACGTATTTTTACTGACGATTCTGCGCTCTATTTGGGCTATGATAGGCGTGGTGTTGAGGCGTTACAACTTGACCGTGCAGAATTGGAAGCCAGGTACACGCTTTTGTACCAGGGTGGCATTGTCATGCTGAACGAAGCGAGAACTGCGCTCGACTTTGAGCCGGCCAGTGTGGACGGGTTTTACCAGGATTTGAGTTCTGCGGCCAGTCTGACTCTTGCAAAGGCTCGGCTTGCTGAAAGTCTGGCAAAGAAGCAAGGGCGATCTGATGTGTGAGATTCGGCTAGACGGTGGATTGCCTCCTGACCAGGCGGTGCTTATAACCACGCTCGGGCATAGGCCGAAGTCTGCCGCTTATCGCAACCATAAACTGAAGGCATTACCCAGCGGTTTTGATGTTGAGGAGACCTTGACCCAGATTTACCGGGCATTAAAGGGCGACATCATGGGGCTTGTTGAGCAAGTCAAGTCTGGCGCCATTGATCCTCAGCAGTTCGCGGATGATGCTTACCTTTTGATCGAAGATGCTCATTCTAAGGCGTGGTATCTTGGTCGCAAGCGTTCGGGGATGACTGATGCCTTCAACTCAGCCGATCAGCAAGCGGGACGTGTTGCGGCTGATTTTGATTCCTTTTTCATTGCGAATTGGCGCGATGATTTCGTGTCCGGTCGCTATTTTGACGGGGAAGAATGGGCTGATGGCTTGCTCAAGGAACGGGCGCGGGCTTATGGTACGCGTGTGCGCGGGACTGCCAACGAGGCATTTGTGCTTGGGACTGAAGAGCAGGGGCTAGAGGTTGAATTCACTTGGGATCGGTCTGCGGCTGAATCGTGCCAGGACTGCATAGAGTACGAATCCCTGAATCCTTGGCTACCTGGTGAGCTTCCTTCTTTTCCAGGCGATTGCTCCACGGATTGTAGGCACAACTGCCAGTGCCGCATTGTACGCTCAGACGGCAAACTCGGTTTCGATCCATTTGACGACTAGGTTTTTATCCTAGGTGTTTAGTCTAGGCATGAGCGAAAGCCTCGTGCGAAAGAACTGTTTGACCGTGCTTAAATCTGCCTCCGATGAGGGGATGGTTGAAGCGTTCGTCTCGGTCTACAACCTGAAGGATAGCCACGGAGAGCGGATGCGCTACGGTTGCTACGGCGAAAGTATTTCCCGGAAGATGCCCAAGGTTGCCTATTTCCACAACTGGTCCGAACTGCTCGGCAAGGTCATTGAAGCTAGGGAGATTCCTGCTGGTGATCCTTCCCTGCCTGAATCTATCCGCGAATTTGGCGGACTGTACGTCAAGTGCCAGTTTTCAATGGACGTTCAGAAGTCTCGAGAAACTTTCGCGCTGATTCGGGATGGCGTCCTTGATGAGTGGTCTGTCGGTTATTACGAAAAAGGGCGCGAAATAGAGGGTGAAGATTACTGGGTGACTGCGACTGATTTGGTCGAAGTGTCCCCGGTTTTGCGTGGTTCCAACCCTGCCACGTCCACAGTTTCAGTTAAGGCGTCTGGAGCGCCGTTCG